GCAATGCTGATATCGGGAACTTGATGGAAGAGGTCATGTTCTACGAAGAAGTCACCGGCAATCGTTGTTCAGTTAAAAAGATTGAGGGCTAATAGTCATGGGACCTAATATCACGCTCACAGCATTTGAAGGCCTGGTCATGTTTGGACCTTTTATTGGAATGACGATCCTGATGGCAATCGGATTTGCTTTTTTTGGTAAGGAAGAAAATTGAAAACACTCTTTCAGCTTAGTTTCAACAATTACATGTTGTTTAATCTAGTAGGCAAGCGCTTGATCTGGGAACGTGGATGGGCGACTGTCGAATATGATGAAAAATGGGCTGATAATATTGGGATTGCCGGTATGTCAGGAATCTCTTAGAAGAATTTGATGAAGTTTATCTAGTGACGGAGATATGAGATGTTAATGACGTTTGTAGTCATCAGCGTATTGATCGCTGCTGTAGCATTCTGGATAATGATGGGCAACCTCATTGAGCTCGTAATACAAGATGAGAAACTAAAAGCAGAAAACAATAAACAAGATAAACACAATGCTTCTGTTGCTAAGCTAGCAAAAGAGCAAGAAACACTATTAGAAGAGCATAAAATTAAACAAGCAGCCAAATCTGCTAAATCACACAAAATGGTAAACTGAGAGGAAAATAACATGAAGGAATCTTTTAAAATGGCTAACGTCGCTGGAATAGTTGTATTGTCTATCATCATATTTGCGCTAGCCCCGTTCGCTGTAATCTGGGCACTGAATACTGTGTTCCCTGTCCTGGCTATTCCCATGGACTTTAATACATGGTTAGCAACAATACTTTTGTGTTTATTGATTTCTGGTAATAGAGGAGTTTCTAACAAAAACTAACCTTTGCTATAAATTTTAAATGAGACATAAATACTCTTGTACCATGTGCAGGAGTATTTTATGCCTATACTAACCAATCAACCTGATAATATAAATTTTCTTTCGCCGTTAGCATTCAAGTTCACGTTGGCAAGGGCTCCGACACTGAATTTCTTTGCTACAGCAGTCAACCTACCTTCTGTAGAATTAGGATTTACAGAAATACCCACGCCATTCAAAATGCTTCCATTTGCGGGTGATAAGTTGATATACGGCGACTTCCAGATGACGTTCAAGGTAGATGAAGATTTTTCTAATTACTTTGAAGTGTATAATTGGTTGAAAGCGCTAGGACATCCTGAATCTTTCTATGATTATAGTCAACTGAGAGGTGCTAAGTCGGGCAATAAAGAGACAGTCCTTTCAGATGCTACGCTGATGATATTCAATAGCTCTTACATGCCTAATGTAGAGATAGAATTTCAGGATATGTTCCCTACATCTCTCGGTGATATAAACTTCAATACGACTGACACAGATGTCAACTATGTGACCAACACTGTCACATTCAAATACAAGATATTCAAGATAACAAAACTCTAAAGGATTATTATGACGCTTGATGATGTTCTGAATATGTGGGCTATAGATTGTGAGATGGATAGGACGGAATTAGGTGAGGAGAGCCTGAAGTTACCTAAACTGCACAGCAAGTATCTAAGACATTTTTCTGAAGAGAGATTGATCCTTCGTAAGATGGAAGAAGATCGCAAAGAGCTCTCGAAGTTGAAGCATGACTATTATCGTGGGATACTACCAGAAGAAGACCTGAAAGAACAAGGATGGGATCCTTTCCGCCTATCTATCTTGAAGTCAGATGTACATATGTACCTAGATTCTGACAAAGATATGATCAGGACTAATCTCAAGATGTCCGTACAGCAAGAGAAAGTCGATGCGTTAGAGTCGATTATACGTGCCATAAATAATAGAGGTTATCTGATTAAAGCAGCGATCGATTATGAACGTGAGTTTAAGGTGGGTGGATAATAGATAAGCTGCATATCGTAAAAGTTAACGAAGTATTCATCAGGGTAAACTGTGAACCTTCGATAGCACAAGAGCTCTCAGATCATCTGACATTTACAGTACCCGGTGCAAGTTTCATGCCCGCTGTACGTAATAAGTATTGGGATGGCAAGATCCGTCTCTATAATACCATGACCGGATTGACATATGCCGGCCTCGTTCAGAACATATCTAAGTTTGCCAAGTCTCGTAACTATGAAGTAGAAGTAGATCCTGATCTCATACACACATATCAGATCACAGATGATCTCGTCAACAGCTTCTTAGAATACTGCAAATTAAAGATAACTCCTAGAGACTATCAGATAGAAGCATTCCGTCATGCTGTCAGCAAGAATAGGGCTGTATTCTTATCTCCCACAGCATCAGGTAAATCGCTGATCATCTATCTCATAACGAGATATTATAATGAAAAGACCTTGATCGTAGTGCCGACAACATCTCTCGTCAGTCAGTTAGCAACAGATTTCGCTGAATATGGATTCGACAGCGGTAGCAAAGTGCATAGCATCTATGCAGGTCAAGATAAACAGACAGACAAACCTATAACGATATCGACTTGGCAATCTATCTTTAAGATGCACAGAACATGGTTTGATCAGTTTAAGCTCGTGATAGGTGACGAAGCACATCAGTTCAAAGCGAAGTCATTGACTAGCATCATGGAGAAGCTCTATGAATGTCCGTATCGCTTCGGGTTCACAGGTACGCTAGATGGTTCGCTGACTAATGAGACGACATTAGAAGGATTGTTCGGTCCTGTCGAGAAAGTCACTACGACAAGCAAGCTGATGGAGCAAGGACATGTCGCAGAATTGAAGATCAAGAATCTCATACTGCAATATAAACCTGAGATACGGAAGCAATGTAAAGATTATGACTATCAGACAGAGATCGATTTTCTAGTAAGATATGAGCCGCGTAACAGGTTCATAACCAATCTCGCCTCGTCTCTCAAAGGAAATTCATTAGTATTGTATCAATTTGTTGACAAGCACGGCAAAGTGTTGTACGATATGATATCAAAGAAGAACACAGATCGCAAGATATTTTATATTCATGGTGGTGTAGATGCAGAAGATAGAGAAGAAGTCAGAGCTATCGTTGAGAAAGAAAATGATGCTATCATTGTGGCAAGCTATGGAACATTTTCAACAGGTATCAATATACGCAATCTACATAATGTTGTCTTTGCTTCTCCTACTAAGTCACGTATAAGAACATTACAATCTATAGGTAGGGGATTGAGGACGACCGAAGGTAAGAATAACGTCACGATCTATGATATCGCAGATGATCTGAAATATAAGACGCATACTAATTTCACTTTACAGCATCTGGTAGAAAGATTAGAAATATATAATAGTGAGAATTTTAATTACAAAATTTACAACATGGAAATTTAAAAATGGCTAAGAAACCTAGCGTTCATTATGTAGACAATAAGAAGTTTTTTACAGTCATTTTACAGTATAAGAATGACGTTGATGCTGCTAAGGCAGCAGATAAACCTAAACCGAGGATCCCACCTTACATCGGTGAATGTCTGTATAAGATCGCTAATCACCTCTCATACAAACCTAACTTCGTGAACTATACGTTTCGGGAAGACATGGTCGCTGATGGGTTAGAGAACTGCATCACATATATCAATAATTTTAATCCTGAGAAGTCGAATAATCCATTTGCATATTTCACTCAGATCATATATTATGCTTTCTTGAGACGCATCGAACATGAGAAGAAACATCTGTATATCAAGCAAAAGACGCTAGAGAATTTCTATTTCGAAGGAATGCTAGCAGAACAAGCAGCAGGTGAAGAGACACGATCTGTCAATGTCGATCTCAATAATGAATACATGAATAACCTCGTCTCTACTTATGACAAGAAGCAAGAAGAGAAGAAACTAAAATCTAAGATCAAAAAAGAAACAGGATTGGAGAAGTTCATCGATGAACCAGAATAATATGCACATGGTTCCGCAAGTCATCATCGACTGTGCCGAGAACCTTTTTACATCGAAGCAAGATCATATGAAAGATGCTTATAAGATGCGTCTAGAGACCATCAGAGATTATTGTGAAGATGTTTTGAAGAAATCAAATAGCAGGCCCGCATTTACAGTTCCTGTTAGAAAGAAGAGCGTTATTAGATAATGAAAATAGCATTAATCACAGATACTCATTGGGGGATCAGAAACGATTCCTCGATCATGAATAATCATATGAAGAGGTTTTTAGATGAAGTCTTTTGGCCCATCCTTGATAGAGAAGGTATTGATACTGTTATTCATCTTGGGGATCTCGTTGATCGTCGCAAGTATATTAACTATCTGACTGCTAAGCGCCTAAGAGATGATTTCTTAGATCCTATGATGACAAAGGGTCTTGATCTGCATATCATCGCTGGCAATCATGATACTTTCTATAAGAATACTAATGATGTAAACGCATTAGATGAATTGCTCAGTTATAAGTATCATAATATACAGATATACATACAGCCGAAAGAAATCAATATAGGCGGCATCGGCATGTTGCTCTTGCCATGGATCTGTGATGAGAATAGAGATGCTACATTCGAAGCGATTAGGAATTCAAAATCATCTGTTGTGATGGGACATCTGGAGTTAACTGGTTATGAGATGTACAGAGGACACGTTAGCGACCATGGCGATGATCCTAAGATCTTCGATAAATTTGACGTTGTTTGTAGCGGCCACTATCATACTCGTTCCAATAACAGTAATATTCATTACCTTGGCACTGCTGTCCAGTATACTTGGTCTGATTATAATGATATCAAAGGCTTTCATATATTTGATACAGAAACCCGTGAACTGACATTCATTGAGAATCCTAATAATATCTTTCATAAGATCTTCTATGATGATATGAACAAGACGATGGACGAAGTTATTGCTTTCGATCCTTCTGTCTATAAAGATTGCTATGTGAAGGTCGTAGTAAAGAATAAGACCAATCCTTACTGGTTTGACCTTGTAGTCGATAAATTAGAAAAATGCGGTGCTGCTGACATCCAAGTAGTAGAAGATAACTTCAATCTTGATCTCGAGACAGACTCTGATATCGTCAATGAAGCAGAAGATACGATGAGCATCATCCGTAAGTATATCGAGGGGATGAACATCAAGACAGATAATAAGAGAGTCGAGACAATCATCCAAAATTTATATACCGAAGCGCATAATATCACTTGAAAATAATCCATATTAATCGTAATATAATACAGCAGAATGCTAAGCATAGCAATAGCGAACCTGTCGTCCGTGTAGAAGAAAACGGCAAGGTTCAATATTGTATGGAAGTTGATATTAAAGGACCATCTCGTATGGTATATCGTCCGGATAAGCCACGTCCTTGTGGTGCAAAGCTCTGGATAGAGACAGATTCTGAAGTTGAAATGATAGGTGTAAGAGTTTGATTATTGGATGGATAAACGTAATTAATACGTACAAAACTAGACGCAAAGGTAATATGAGGGCTTTTGTTTATGTAGATTTTAAATCTTTTAAACAGGGGTATACTTTATTTGTTCCTCTTATGACTGCTGAGCAGCGTGATGCAAAAAAATTCTTTATGTTCCCGAGTGATTACAGATGATTTATTTTAAGACAATACGATACAAGAACTTCCTTTCTACTGGTAATAGTTTTACAGAGATAGAATTAAATAAGAATAATACTACTCTGATCGTTGGTGAAAATGGTGCAGGCAAGAGTACAATCTTGGATGCGCTTTCGTTTGCGATGTACAATAAACCATTCCGAAAAGTCAATAAGCCTCAGCTGTTGAATTCTATCAATAAGAAAGATCTCATTGTCGAGTTAGAGTTTGATATCGGATCATCAAAATATAAGATCATCCGCGGATTGAAACCTAACATCTTTGAGATGTATAGCAATGGGAAGTTGCTTAGCCAAGATGCGGCATCTAGAGATTATCAAGATGTTTTAGAAAAACAAATCTTGAAATTAAATCATAAGAGCTTCTGTCAAGTCGTCGTCCTCGGATCAGCATCGTTCGTCCCGTTCATGCAACTAGCAGCGGCGTCACGTAGAGAAGTCATCGAGGATCTCCTTGATATTCAGATCTTCTCTACCATGAATAGCCTGTTAAAAGAAAAGATAACCAACAATAATGCTCAGCTCTTAGAAGTAGAATATCAGTATGACTTGACATCTGAGAAGATCAAGATGCAACATGAGCATATTGCTGCCTTGCAAAAGAATAATGAAGAGCAGATCGAAAAATACAGGCAAGAGCTCAAACAGATAACGGATAGGATCGATGCAGAAAAGATACAAGTCGATGACACAGAACAACAGATCCTGGCCCTTAGCCAACAAGTCGAAGATCAAGAACAAGTCAACAGCAAACAAAATAAGTTACAGGTACTCGAAGGACAGCTTAACGATAAACTGTCCAAACTCGAGAAAGAAATCAATTTCTTTAACTCGCATGACAATTGCCCTACTTGTAAACAGGGGATTGATAATACCTTTAAATGTGAGACTGTATCGACTAAACAAAATCAATTTCAAGAGACGACCGACGGCATCGACCAGATACGCAAAGAGATACAGAAAATCCAAGAACGGATTGCAGAGATTGCTAGCATACTTTCACAGATTAGCACATCCAATATTCAAAAGATAACACATCTGAATAACATCACAGGCCTGGTACAGCAGTGCAAGAAGATCGCTAAAGATATCTCTGAACTTCAGATCAAGACAGATGACTTCATCATCAATGATGATAGGATGAAAGAGCTCGAATTGCTCATCGATCAGCAAGTAGAATTGAAGAGCGATATATTGAAGGATAAGGAAGCATACACTATCGCATCTGTGATCTTGAAAGACAATGGGATCAAAGCGAGGATCATCAAGCAGTATATTCCTGTGATCAATAAGTTGATCAATAAATACCTGTCAGCAATGGATTTCTTCGTGCAATTTGAACTGAATGAGAACTTTGATGAAACCATCAAATCAAGATTCCGGGACGAGTTCTCCTATGCCTCCTTCTCAGAAGGTGAAAAGATGCGAATCAACCTCGCGATATTATTTACTTGGAGGGCTATTGCGAAACTTAGAAACTCGGCATCGACTAATCTTCTCATTATGGATGAAGTGCTTGATGGCTCTCTTGATAGCAATGGCACTGATGAGTTTCTAAAGATTTTAAATAACTTGACACAGGATACGAATACCTTTATCATCAGCCATAAGGTTGATCAATTAGTAGATAAGTTTAGCAATGTTCTTAAGTTTGCTAAGATAAAAAACTTTAGTCAGGTGGCAGCATGAGTGAATATGAATTAGAAGAGACAGAAACGACCATCAACGTAAAGTCGTATTCGCAAGGTTATAAAGACGGATACAATGCAGCAGTGAAGTTTTATATTCAAGATCCAATGAAGAATACAAATCCTGATTATTTTAAATGTCCTTTATGTGGTGTGAATAAAATGCATAATATAGTTTGTTATATGCCTAAATGTCCATCAATAGCATTCGTATGATAAGGAAGATATTATGAGTGATTTTGAAGATAGATATCGTAAGTGGCATACCTATATGTCATATGTCAAGAGTGCAATCCGTATAGTTGCTTTTGGTGGATTGGCTGCAGGTTATTTTGTAGCAGAAGTTACAGCAGTATTGCTTCTAGTTGCTGAGCTTGTTGGTATTGCAGAGGAGTGGGTATGATTATTAAATATCCAGATCCTATTCTATCAAAACCAGTACTAGATTTTGATTTTAATTACCCTTCGGAGTCACCATCAGACATTGCGACCAAATTAATTTCTGAAATGAACAATCATAATGGTATTAGTTTATCCGCTAATCAATTAGGACTGTCATATCGTGTATTTTGTATGCGTGGACATCCGGAAAATTATGTGTGCTTTAATCCTAGGATAGTATATAATAGTGATGAAGTTACATTAATGGAAGAAGCGTGTGTTTCATTTCCTGGTGTCACTGTTAAAGTAAAGAGATCAAAAGAGATACGAGTTAGATTTCAAACACCTTCAGGAATGCTAGTTACTAAGAAATTTGATGGTCTTACAGCAAGAACATTTCAGCATGAATTAGATCATTTAGACGGAATTTTATTTTTTAATAGGGCTAATAGATATCATAGAGAAAAAGCATTAAAAGGATATTACAATGGATGAAAATATCAATATAAGTAGTTTAGAAGGATTTAGGATAGGAGAGTATATGGTATGCTTCCCGCCAGGTGAATTCGTACAAGAAGATGAAAAAGGTGATATGTATGTGTTAGTTGACATATACAAGATCGATAATGGAAAAGCAACAAAAGTCAATAAAGAAGGTGTTCCTCAGGAATTAGAAGAGCAGATCAACGCTGAGGTCAATAGGATGCTTTTAGCAGCAATTGAAAATGAGAAGGGAAAATCTGATGAACCAGTATAAAATTAGTTTAGAAGAAGTTGCTGCTCTTACGAATATTCAAAATAAACTCCATGGACAAGCTCGTATCATGGGTTGGCATAATAAAGAACGTGAAGTAGGAACCCTTATCGCTCTATGTCATTCTGAATTGTCTGAGGCTCTCGAAGGAGCTAGAAAAGACCTCATGGACGATCACCTCAAAGAACGTAAGATGCTCGAAGTAGAACTCGCGGATTGCATCATCCGTATCCTTGATATGGCAGGTTTGTATGATCTAGACGTCGCTGGTGCAATCGCTGATAAGCATCTCTACAATGCAAATAGAGCTGATCACCAATTACAAAATCGCATGGCTGCAGGTGGCAAAAGTTTCTAAATAGAATATATGACTTGACAAACTATAAAATCTGTTATATCATAGTTAATATTAAATTTATTCTATAGGAGACAATACATGTCTAAGAGATATCTCTCAACAAAAACATATGGAACTGATCGTGGATTGAGTTGTTGCTTTCGTCAATGGAAAGCGACACATTCTCATTGCTCTACTCTCCATGGGTATTCTATCGGCATCAAGTTGACATTTCAATCAGAAACACTAGATGATCGTAACTGGGTGATGGATTTTGGAGGCCTAAAGCAGTTTAAAGAATGGGCTGATCATATGTTTGATCATACTTTGATTATTGCAAAAGACGATCCGCACCTAGAAACGTTTAAGCAACTCAATATGATCAAAGGCGGATTCAATGATAATGGCATCGTTGATCTTCGTATTGTCGATAGCGTTGGATGTGAAGGTTTTGCCAAGATTGCTTTTGATGCGATGAGCGCGATGCTCGTGGATATGAAGAAAGATAATACGGGCAGATATCCAGTCGGTGCAGGTGTTAAGTTAAAGTCAGTAGAAGTGTTTGAGCATGCCGGTAATAGCGCAATTTATGAAAGAGGCGATATATAATGTCAAAGATTAAAGTAGCAGAATTATTTTATTCATTACAAGGTGAAGGACAATATCTTGGAACACCTAGCGTTTTTCTCAGGATTTTTGGTTGTAATTTTAAATGTGCTGGCTTTAGCATGCCTAGGGGTACTCTATCTGAAGAACGTCTCGCGATTGACCCAGCAAATTATGATTCTTATAACGATCTACCTCTTGTTCATACAGGTTGTGATTCTTATGCCTCATGGGATCCTAGATTCAAACATCTTAGCCCGATGCTTGAAGTTTCTGCAATCGTAGATCGTATGCAAGAGCTTCTTCCAGACGGCAAGTTTGGTCCGGATAAGCATCTGATCCTGACTGGTGGCGAACCTTTGCTTGGATGGCAGAAGTCGTATATCGATCTGTTTGAAGAGATTGGTAGGCGTAAGATGAACCTCACGCATATCACATTTGAGACAAATGGCACTCAGATGCTTAAACCAGAATTAAAAGATTGGTTCTTGACGAATGAGACCTATCCTATGCTCAATATCACATACAGCGTATCATCAAAATTGCCATCATCTGGCGAGGCATGGGAAGATGCTATCAAGCCAGAAGTAATTCGAGAATATTTTCAACTCTCTTCATCGCTGTATTTTAAGTGGGTTGTATCTAATGAAGAAGATTATCAAGATGTACAGAATGCTATCAAGGCATACGCTGAAGTATTAGGTCCATTTGCAATGACTGATATTCCAATCTACTTGATGCCTGCAGGCGGAACTACGAAACACTATAATGATAACGAGAAGTGGGTTGCAGAGCTTTGTATGAAGCACGGATGGAGATATACACCTAGATTACAAGTACAGTTATGGAAAAATGCTTGGGGCACATAGTTTGCTTGACAACTATACTATAACTGTATATTATAATATTTTAAGAGGTGAAACATGATATCTGAAGTTATCAAGAAAAGATTGCAAGAAAGCAATACTCGTTATTTCGCATGTGACAATATTAGCGATCATATCAGACCAGATGAGCATGATGCTCTGATCGAAGAATTAGCAGCAAAGTTTGATTCTGTATTAGACAGTTTGCTCATTGATCGTGCAAACGATCCTAATTCTCGTGGCACGGGCAAGCGTCTTGCTAAGATGTATCTCAATGAGACGATGGCAGGTCGCTTTCATAAAAGCCCTAAGATAACATCGTTTCCCAATACAGGTGAGAACAAATATACGGGAATGCTCGTTGTCCGTTCTGAACTAAAGTCGCTGTGTTCTCATCATCATCAACCAGTCACAGGAATCGCTTATATCGGCATCATTCCCGGCGATAGGGTCATAGGGCTATCTAAGTACACTCGTATTGCTCAGCACTGTGCGAGGCGTGGAACGCTCCAAGAAGAACTATGCAATGATATCGCAAAGCAGATCTCAATCGCGACCATGAGCGATGATATCGGCGTATACATCGCGGCGACTCATGGTTGCTGTGAGAATCGTGGCATCATGGCACACAGTTCCTTGACTCAGACGACTGTCCTTCACGGCCAGTTCCATGATGCTCATGTCAAGAAAGAATTCTTTGATAACATATCACTGCAGGAAAAGTTTACAAATGGTAGATAAAAAGAAGTTAGATTATGTGATATCTGCTTGTGGCATGATGGGAGTATTCACTCCTGATCATGAAGCATCATGGTTTCCTGAATACAAGAATGCTACTATCTCATTGATGGGTTCTCTCAAGAAGAGGATCGCAGAGACCTGTCATAACACGAATCCTCTAGTGTCTACCCTGTACAATGCTTATACAGAAAAGAATCATGTCGAAGAATTCAAGCGCTTGTCTAACCTAGGTTCAGAGTCTGTATATGCGGATTCAGGCGGGTTGCAGATCGTCACAGCAGGTAAGTCGATCACGGATGAGATCAAGAATCAGATCTATAAGACACAGACGTATGCTGACTATGCTATGTGCTTTGATGTGATCCCGCTATCATCTGTATCGCTGACGAGGACTCGCAATGAGCGTTCTAATGTCGGCAACAAGATATTCCATTCAGTCGATCATCAGAAATCTGCGTTTGCTACTGGTGATAACATCAAAGCACAGACGACTTACTTCCGCAATGTAGGTGCTAAGACGAAGGTCATCATCATCGTCCAGGGAAACAACATCCAGGACATGGTCGACTTTTATAATAATATCGCGAGTCGTCTCACAGATGAGGATTATGCAAACATCGGAGGCATGGCGATTGCTGATACCTGCATGGGTAACGGTGAACTAGAATCGATTGAGATGCTATGTGCCGCTAAAGAAATATCAAAAGTATGTCACCCTAATGTCCGCAAGCATCTTCACGTCTTAGGTGTCGGTTCTATCTCTCGGATGCGTCCTATCTTGTACCTGTTGAAGTCGGGATATCTCAGTGAGTTTGAGCGAGTATCATACGATTCTAGCTCTCATACATCGACTTTTCAGTATGGGTTGTTGAAGGTCAATGGGACCTGTAAGTCAATAGGTTCTTATAAGACGATGGCAGTCGATAAGCATTTCAGGAATGTCTATAATCTATTCAGCGATACATTTTCTCAGTATGTTACTGAAGATCAGTTCATCGATAATATCTTTGGAACTGATGGCGGAGATTGGAAATATTCGACTATCAAGAATAGAGTATTACAGAGCGAAGATACGAATAAGATAGTATCTACATTACTTTGTAATGCGGCACATACTTACTTTCAGATCCATAACTTCATAACTAATCTTGATAAGGTCATGGAAGATGAATTAGATACTGTATCTAATAACAAGATCCTGCACATAAATCAACTATTAGATGTCAATACAGAAATTCAAATGGAAAAATGGTTAAAAACTAACGTTAATCGGGCTAAATCGAAACGAATTAATAGAGATTCTGACATGTCAACTATAGAAGGGTTTTTCGCATGAGTGAGATTGAAGATATTGCAAGCGTTCATCTCGGCAAAGCAGGTGATGGTTCAGTAGTTAAACCATATGTCACCCCAGATGTTGTAGACCCGGGATTGCTAGTTGGAATTCCTCGCTATCTCAATAGAACGATGTATGGCATCAAAGAAGATGATCTTCCGTTCTTCGGATATGACGCATGGAATTGCTATGAGTTCAGCACATTGACTGACAATGGATTTCCTGTATCAGGCCTTATCCGTCTCGTGTATCCTAGCGATTCTGCTAACATCGTAGAATCAAAGTCGCTCAAGCTATACCTCAATTCTTTTAACATGATGCGTCTTGGCAGAACGTCCGAAGAGGCGAGCGAATATGCCATGGAACTCATGTACAAGAATCTTAGCGATATATTAAAGACAGAAGATGTTCATATTGCTTTCTTTAATTCTGAAGGATCCCGGACAAATCAACCGCTTGATGATTACTATGATCAATTAGAATCTATGCTTGATATATCATCAATTGAATTTAATCATTATAATGAATCGCCAGATATACTTAAAGTAGTTGACAAGTATGATATTCTAACGTACAATTATAGTTCATCAGTATTGAGATCGAACTGTAGGGTGACTAATCAACCTGACTGGGGTGATGTGTTTATATCTTATGTAGGATCAAAGACAGTAACGCCAGAATCGCTATTACAATATATCGTCTCTATGCGTAAAGAAAATCACTTTCATGAAGAAATCTGTGAATGTATCTACAAGAGATTGCTTGACCTTCTCAATCCTGAAGAATTGATGGTCACATGTCTCTATACTCGTAGAGGCGGCATTGATATCAATCCGATCCGTTCTAAGACAGTCCCGTATATGACTAAAAATGCACAGAATGCTATCAGTGCATACACCATCAATAAGAAAACTCTGAGGCAGTAATATGAATTTAAGCACAGCAATTGCGGCATTGCCTGACACAGATCAGAACGTAGTATCTGTCTTGTCAGGTGGTCTAGATTCTACTATCATGACTTATATACTTGTTCAGAAGTATGGTGCAGATAGAGTGTTTGCGCTGTCATTCTTCTATGGTCAGAAGCAAGCAATCGAACTAGACATGGCAAAGAAGACATGTGATCATCTCGGCATCAAGCATAAGATCTTAAGTATCACGATGCTAGGTGATATCGTCAAGGATGTATCTGCTAATATCGGCGGCACATCTGTTGAGATGCCGACTATCCAGGATGTCCTGGGTGATCCTCAACCAAAGACATATGTGCCATTCCGTAACATGATCTTGAACTCATTTGCTTTCTCATACGCTGAAGCAAACAAAGCATCGCATATCTTCACAGGCCTTCAAGTGCATGATGAGTATGGATATTGGGATACGTCTCAGAAGTTCGTAGACAACATGAATTCTGTCGCTTCATTGAACCGGACACATAAGGTCAAGATGGAAGCACCTTTCAGCATGCTTTCGAAGTATGACGAACTCATGATTGCAAGAGAGATTGGGAATGTCCGTCTTGATTATACATTGACTTGCTATGACCCAGATGAACATGGGCATTCATGTGGTGTATGTCCTTCATGCTCTGAGCGTATTCAGAACTTCATCAAGGCAAACATGAAAGATCCTATTCAGTATACACTCGCTGGTACTGTGGATTGGGACCGGTTTCTCTCACATGCTGGGACTGGTTACTGATGTGTAGCATCTTCGGATCTTTCTCTAGAGATAAGATCGTCGAGTTGGCTAACCTGAACATGTACAGGGGTCAGCATTCATATTCTTTCTCATATTATGATCCTGAGATAAAGAACATAACCTACATGCAGAGGTCTTTCGGTCCTATCCCATTAGACAAGATTGATATTCCAGAAGGTCAGTATTGTATCGCTCATATGCAAGCGCCTACCACTGATAACAAGACAGCATCATTCATCCATCCCGCTATGATAGGAAATGGATATCTGTGGCATAACGGGATCATAAAAGACAGATGGATAAAAGAGACTATCCCCAACATTGAGCTTTCTGATTTTAATACCTGGGATACATATCTCATCTTGCGTCAGTACGGTAAAACGAAAGATCTCAATGACATTGATGGGACATTCTCTTGCTTATACTATCAAGTAGATGAAGGATTGCAGCTGTTCAGGAATGAGATCTCACCGATGTTCATCGATGATGATAGCAACATATCATCTACTAAATTCTCGAATTCACGTTCATTAGCACCCAATATCGTATGGAAATTCGTCCCAGGACAACCTGATATCAGTAAACTGCATGAATTTAAGACAGTCGAAAATCCTTACTTTTTTATGGAAACTGCATGAAAACTAATAGAAGCGAAAAAATCGATTATAAATACAATGAGGATAATAGCTTAGCAGAAATAACTGCTTATATTAATGATACATACAGTGAACATTATTCCAAGAACAAATATCAAGCAACAGAATTCATCATCGACTCTGGACACGGAACGGGTTTCTGTATCGGCAATGTCATGAAATATGCTCAACGATACGGGAGGAAAGGTTCTCGAGATGACTGGAAAAAGGACTTGTTAAAAGTTATTCACTATGCTATAATACAACTTCATGTGCATGAGATTGAGAATGAAAAAGATAAATAAGTATATTTTAAATTCAGATATGGTCGTCAGTTTTGCATTGAATCCTCTTCGTTGGTGGAGATTTCATTGGCATATGGAGACTATGAATGATATGGATCCGGGATTGATTATCGATGTTAGATTGATAGTCGGGCCGATTAATGTGTTGCTATTCATTGATGATGGTAGTTGGTAAACAAGGAAAATATTATGGAAATTAAGATTGATCTAGAAGCGCTTCGAAAGCGTAAACTATTTGTTGCCACACCGATGTATGGTGGACAATGTGGAGGAATGTATACACGTTCTATCTGCGACTTGACTGCGCTATGTGTAAAGTATGGGATCGAAGTTCGCTCATACTTCTTGTTTAATGAGTCGCTGATCACTCGAGCACGTAACTATTGTGTCGATGAGTTTCTCCGCTCTGATGCAGAACACATGCTCTTCATCGATTCTGATATCGGATTCAATCCGCAAGACGTCATCGCTATGATGGCATTGCAGACACCGGAATCAGAATATGATGTCATGGCAGGTCCTTATCCCAAGAAGTGTATCACTTGGGAAAAGATCAAGCAAGCAGTCGATGCAGGTGTTGCTGATGAAGATCCCAATCGTCTCGAAGATTTCGTGGGTGATTTCGTATTCAATCCAGCAGTCGATGAGAACGATCCTTCGACAAAGAGCATCCGTCTTGATGAACCCGCACAGGTGCTCGAGACAGGTACAGGTTTCATGATGATCCGGCGCGCTACATTCGATAAGTACAAGGCAGCATATCCTCAGTATTCGTATAAGCCAGATCATATCCGTACAGAAGCATTCGATGGTAGCCGTGAGATCCACGCTTACTTCGATTGTATCATCGATCCTAAGACAAAGCGTTATCTGTCAGAAGATTACATGTTCTGTCAGAATGTCCGTAACATGGGCAGCAAAGTGTGGATGTGTCCATGGATGCACCTGCAACATACGGGTGCTTATGTGTTTGCTGGCAAGTTGCCTGCTCTAGCATCGATTGGCGCATCTGCTACTGCTGATGCAGGTCTTGTCGGTAGAAACACAAAGCAGATCAAGCAGATCAAACCTATCAATACGCAAGCACCCAATCAGGATCTGCTAAAGAATTTTAGAAAAATATAAGGGAAACATATATCATGAAGTTAAGTGAAAATACTATCAATATCTTGAAGAACTATGCTGTCATCAATCCATCGATCTTGGTAAAGACAGGCAGCATGCTTTCTACTGTGTCTCCTCAAAAGTCCATCTTTGCTAAGGCAACTGTTGAGGAGACATTCCCTACACAGTTCGCGATCTATGAACTGTCTAGATTCCTGGGTGTTCTCTCGCTGTTCAATGAACCAGAATTGGATTTCGGTGAGAAACAGATGACTATCATCTCAGGTAGCCAGACCTTGAACTATACCTATGCCGATCCTTCTATGATCGTCACACCACCTGAGAAAGATATCAATTTCCCGGGTGCTGACATTGATTTCGATATCACTCAAGAAGATCTGCAGAAGGTTGTACGAGCAGCGGGCGTCTTGCAACTCCCAGATATTGCTGTCGTAGGTGACGGCGCAAACATTAAGATGTCATGCACTAACTCTAAGAATCCTAGCACTGATGCTTTCAATATTAAGTTAGGAACGACTGATATCAGTTTCAATATGATCTTCAAGGCAGAGAACATTATTAAGTTGATTTCTACTAATTATAATGTTAAGATATCATCTAAGGGGTTAGCTCTGTTCTCATCTGACTCTAAACCAGATCAACCTAGCGTACGCTATTATGTCGCTATAGAAGCTACAAGTTCTTTCAAAAACTAAGGTTGTATTAAGATGGTTATGGTTCGTGATGAATTTCTATGGGTCGAGAAGTATCGACCGAAGAATATAAGTGATTGTGTGCTACCTGGTGAATTGAAGACAGCATTTCAGCAGTTCGTAGACAAAGAAAAAATTCCGAATCTACTCCTAGCAGGCGGGGCTGGTGTGGGTAAGACCACAGTGGCTCGCGCCATGTTAGAGCAGATAGATGCAGATTATATCATAATTAACGGGAGCATGAATGGGAACATCGATACACTTAGGAATGAGATACTACAGTTTGCTTCCTCGGTATCTTTTGCGGGAGGCAGAAAGTACGTCATCCTTGACGAGGCCGACTACCTTAATGCAAATTCAACGCAGCCAGCTCTACGCAATTTCATGGAGGAATTCTCAAGGAACTGCGGCTTCATACTCACCTGTAACTTTAAGCAGCGCATCATCGAGCCCCTACACTCGAGATGTTCGGTCGTAGATTTTAAGTTTGCAAAGAGTGACATACCTAAGTTGGCTTCGCAGTTCTTTAAGCGGACTTGCAAGATATTAGACACGGAAAACATTACCTATGACAAAGCTGTTGTTGCTGATCTTGTTTCTAAGCATATGCCTGATTGGCGTCGTGTGCTTAATGAACTACAGAGATACTCCGTAAACGGCACCATCGATTCTGGTATCTTCGTCAATCTATCTGACGAGAAGTTTAAACTTCTCGTCAATATCCTTAAGGCCCGGAACTTCAAAGAGATGCGCGTATGGGTAGCAGAAAACTCTGACTCTGATTCTGCTGCGCTATTTCGTAAGTTCTATGATACTGTATATTCTCATGTCAAACCCGATTCTATCCCAGAGCTCGTCATATTGATCGGCAAGTATCAATATCAAGCAGCATTCGCTGCCGATCATGAGATCAATATGGCAGCATTCTTGACTGAAACTATGATGTCTGTGGTGTTTGAATGAACCCCTTTGATTTCGTCAACGCAATCAATATCACCAAGAAGGATCTGATTAGAGGATCTGATTATCCTGCCCTGATAGAAAAGGAATACAACTCTTTTGTAGTAAATAGAGCATTGTCATACTTTTCTGATACTATTATGTACGCTAATGAGATAAACCGCACAAACTCGATAGATAACATTCTGAAAAATGACTATTACATAAATAGTATACGTTGTGGTAAGCGTTTTTCTAAATGGCATAAGAAACAGAAGAATCAACCTGTTGATGTTATTCAAGAATATTATAACGTAAATTATATCAGAGCTCTTGAGATATCAAAGTTGTTATCAAAAGAACAAATTGACCTTATAAGAATAAGAATAACAAAAGGTGGTAATTATGTTCGATCTGAATCAGATGGTGGAGGTGTACCTTAAAAATCCAGAAGATTTCCTAAAAGTAAAAGAGACTCTATCTAGGATAGGTCTTGCTTCTAAGAAAGAAAATACCCTATATCAATCATGCCATATCTTGCACAAGCAAGGTAAATATTATATCGTTCATTTTAAAGAGCTATTCCTTCTAGATGGAAAGAACGCAGATTTCTCAGAAGGTGATATAGCAAGACGTAATAGGATCGTGAATCTATTAGACGAGTGGGATCTGATAGAACAAGCAGATCCTAATAAGACAAACAATACAGACATCCCTTTAAATCAGATAAAGATCATCCCATTCAAAGAAAAAGGGAACTGGAATCTGATCACTAAATATACAATCGGCAATCGATACTAAGATGGAACACTATCGTTCGGTCTTCATATCTGATGTTCATCTCGGAACTAAGATGTGCCAGGCAGAGCTACTATTAGATTTTTTAAAGACATTTGAATGTGATAACTTATATCTTGTTGGGGACCTGATCGATGGTTGGGCCCTCAGCAAGAATTTTTTTTGGCCTCAGTCACATAATGATGTGATACAGAAGATCCTGCGTAAAGGTCGTAAAGGGACTAAGATCTATTACATTGCTGGCAATCATGATGAATTCCTTAGAGTGTTTGCTCCTCAGATGTTTGGCAATATCATCATAGAAGACACTGCAATCCATATCACTGCTGATGATAGGAAGATGCTAGTCCTTCACGGTGATCAGTTTGATGCAGTTGTCAATAAGATGAAATGGTTGAGTCATCTTGGTAGTTGGGCATATGATGTCTCCATTGTAATAAATGTTTACATAGCCAAAATCAGAAACCTCTTTAACTTGCCTTATTGGTCCCTCAGTGCATGGGCAAAATATAAAGTCAAGAAAGCTGTAAACTTCATATCAGACTATGAGGAGAATCTGTTAAACTATGCAAGGATTAAAGGTGCTTCTGGCGTGATCTGTGGACACATCCATCATGCAAATATACGAGATATAGAAGGATTGACTTACATGAACTGCGGTGATTGGGTCGAAAGTTGTACA